TCTATTTATGATATTATTTAATATAAATACATGGTAAAGATTACTGCCTTAACTAATGAAGCTACTCCAGTAGCAGCAGATTTAGTAGCAATAGTAGATAATGTAGCAGTTACTCCTGTTACTAAAAAGGCTACTTTAGATAATGTATTAGCAGTTTATGATGCTCAATCAGCAACTATGACAAACAAGACTTTAACTTCTCCTATTTTAACAACCCCTGAATTAGGTACCCCATCATCAGGAACTTTAACCTCTTGTACTGGATTACCAATAACAGGAATCACATCAGCTACATCTGCTGAAATTGCCACTTTATGTTCTAACGAAACAGGATCATCATTACTTGTATTCAATACATCTCCTACTTTAGTAACTCCTCTACTAGGAACACCTACATCAGGAACTTTAACAAACTGTACTGGATTACCCCTAGCAGGATTGACAGCAGCAGCAAAAACAGAGGTTATAGCAATAGCATTAGGAGATGAATCAACAGTATTAGCAGCAGCAAGTACAACAGTTCCAGTAGTTACATATCATATGCCTTATGGATTTACATTAACTAACGTCAAAGTAGGATTAACAATAGCAGGAACAGGAGCAGCATTAGCCACCTTTGATGTACATGAAGCAGGAACTACTGTACTCTCTACAAAAGTAACAGTAGATGCAAGTGAGAAAACATCTGGAACTGCTGCAACTCAACCCGTAATTTCTGATTCAGCACTAGCAGTAGATTCACTAATTGAGATATTTGTAGACCTAGTTGATACAGATAATGTAGCTGCTGGAGCAAAAGTATATTTAATAGGATATCAGACTTAGAGGTAATATAATGGATCTAAATAATCCAATCGGAATTAAATCATTAGAGCCTAATCAACAACCATTTATCATGAATCCATCAAGATTCGCTTCTAGTGGTGGACCATGGTTTTCTGAGGATTTTGGATCTCCATCTGATAACACATGGACTCAAACATCTACTGGAGTTTCAATAACTGGAGGAGAAGCTGTTCAAGCTGCAGCTAGTGGAACAGATAGGAGAATTGCTTCAGCTGCTAAAGTAGGTTCAGCTTTATCAGATACTTTATGGTATGCAAGTTTTAATGCTGAATTTAATACATTTAATTCGTCATGTACTGCTATGGTAATCGCTGTTTCAGATAGTGATGTCAATCCTAGAAATACTGCGTCAGGTTCAATGCTTGGTATGGGAGTAACTGGAGGTAGTAATATAGGTTTTAATTGTGCCGCAAAAAATTCTGGAACTCCTAACCAATCAGCTAGAATCAATACAGGGATTAATACAGGTATGTTAGCTTCATTTTTTGCTAGAGAATCATCTACAACAGTAAGATCAAAAGTTTCAGGTTTTTCTGATGGAACATTAACAGTAGACGCAGGAATCACTGATCTTCAATATGTACAAGTTTCAAATGATGCGGATAATCCAGCTGCTCGTTTTGCTTACGCAAATACTGATGAATTAAGAATTTATGATAATGAGGCAATACCATGATTATTCCAATGCTTGATCAATCTAGAAAAGATGAAAGAAGTAGATACGGAGAAGCTGTGCGACTATCAAATGGATTTAGAAACCATCTTCAAATTATCAAAAAAGATGATTTAAATGAAATTATAGTAAATACTCCAGCTAAAACTGATGGTTTTGATATTGAAACTGCTTCCATGATAAAATTTAAAGAATTTTTATCAAGTAATATTGTAAAATCTCAAAGTGAAATATCTTTTTTAAATAGAGTTATGGCTTGGCGTAACGAAGATGATTATAATAAACAAAGTTTAAAATTAAATTCTATTTCCAAACTAGAAAAAGAATTGATTCAATCAAGTTCATTAAAAGAGGTAGAATTTTTAGGGGATAGTGGACTTAATGGTAAAGTAAGATTAGATGGAACTTTAGGTAAAAAACATAACAATAGACCAAGATGGAATGATATATAAAATGGCTAGAGTAAAGAATGGCACACGAATGTCACATGTATCCTTGATGAATGTTGAGGTAGATTCTACTTGGATTACAAATCACTATAACGGTTTATTAAATACAGATGATGATGATGATACATTATTAGATGAATTAGGTGCTGTAATATTAACAGAAAATAGTCTTAATTTAGAATTAGACGGAACAGATGTAGGAACAGAGATAACTACCATATCATTTGTAGGAGATGAAAGAGTTACACCTAATTCAACATCAGGCGAATTTAATGCTAGTTAATACCTAACTCGAATTTAACTTGATCTTGTAATATAGGATTATCAGTAAGTGCATCTAATTTAAATTGAATATTTTGATTATATAATAAAGTTAATTCGTGCATAGATACCATACCCTCCATATCTCTTTCTAACTTAGTCATATCTCTTAGCTTATTGGTCCTTGAGATTTTGTTCATGATAATACTTCTCTTTGTTTTAAATAAGGGAAGTTAAATATGCTAGACCATATTGACAATTACTTTAATAAACCTAAATTACTACACGAAACAGCACAAGGCTTATCACATCATATTAAAATAAACGCAGACTCTTGGGGATTTACCCTATGGAATGGGAATGATGTATCATTTAACCCTACCAATATTGTACAGGAGAATGAAAGATTACTTTTAGAGGTTCAAAATGACCTGTTAAATAATCGTATTACAACAGCAAGACCAAAGAAATTTGAATCTATGGATAATGTAATATTATTACAAGGTATCAAAGAATCAATAGACAGAGATATTGGATCAGTATCATCTGAATTAGATTATTGTTCTGTAGGATCTAGTTCAACTGCTGAAGCAGAATCACAAACAGATTTACAAACAGAATTTACTGATACAGCATATGCAAGAAAAAGGTTTTCAACAGTAGGAAGTAGATCAAGGGTTAATCAAACTATGAAGTTAGGTATGCTATGGGATGATTCTAGTTTTGATGCTACACCAAGAACTATCAAAGAAGCAGGAGTTCATTGGGCAGTAACAGGAACTACAAAATGCCATGCAAGAGTTGTATCAACTGACTTTGTATTAGATGCAGGGGATTTATTCGTTGTTCAGATTAACGAGTTACAAGAGAACGGAACATTATAATGGCCAGTCCTATTACTGCTGATTGGGCAGGCGACACTGTATCTAATACTAATTTAAATAGTACCACATATGGACAAGGTACATCATTTCCTTCTACTTATAATGTAACAAGACTATTTTGGAGATCAGACTTTGGTAGAATGTATTATAATGCAGGAACTTTAGGTTCTCCTGTATGGGAGGGTGCAGATGTTCCAGTTGGTACTATCAATATGTATGCAGGTGGTGTAGGAGATGTACCTAATGGATGGTTACTTTGTAATGGTGGTGCAGTATCAAGAACAACTTATGCTCAACTCTTTGCAGTATTAGATACGGAATATGGTGTAGGAGATGGATCAACCACATTCAACGTACCAGACTTTGTAACAACTAACAAGTTTCCTAGAGCAGCAACCAATGATGCAGGTAGAGGTGGTACAGGTGGAGAATCAACACATACATTATCAACATCAGAAATGCCATCACATACTCACGGTGTTAATGATTCAGGGCATACTCATGGTGGTGGTGCTTCTGCTGTAACAGCATCAGCATATTTTGGAGTTAATAATGATGTTAGGTCTCAGGCAAATACATCAAGTGCAACCACAGGAATATCAAATCAAAATACAGGTGGAGGAGGAGCTCACGAAAACAAACCACCATACTTAGATGTTCACTTTATCATAGCAGTTTAAATAGTACTAGTTCGTAACGAATTATATGTTAAAACCTAAAATCAAACGAATGAATCAACAAGGTTACAAACAAAGTACCATACGTAGAAAACTAAAATGTTCAAAGTCACATGTATCTGAGGTACTATCAAAGAAAAAATGTGTAAAAAAACCACATAGAATAACTTCTAATGAATATAAAATGGTATTGAATGTTAGAAATGAATAATTGTTGTATTTACTGTGAACATGAATCTTGTATATGTGAAATAGAGGACTTTGACTGTTAGAGGTAAACAGTCAGGTATAGCATTTGGTCAAAGGACCAAGCAAAAAGGTCAGTCAGATTTAGATCAGTTGATAAGATTAAAACAGTTTTTAAAGGAGAGATTTCATATGGATTTCAAGAGGGAATGGTATGTTGGATTTGACAAAGAATATGGACACTTATGTAGAATTAGTGAATCAGTTGGTAGACAAGAACTCG